ATCTTGGGTGGATGGGTGGTGTGGATCGGTGTGTGAACAAGTTGCGCCAGTTCAGTCATCACGAATTGAATGTCGGTGATGTCGAGTCGAAGGTGCGTGATTGTTTGCGTGACGGTGTGTTTATTGAGGGAACTGTTTTGAATGAGGTTGAGGTTGCTGCGGATTGGCCGAAGTGGGTTCTTGCTGGTAAGCATCCTGACAGTTGGAGATTTAAGCGGTGAAGCCGTATGTGATTTGGGCTCCTGAATATCGGCGTGTCTCTGGTGGGATTCGAGTGCTGTATCTGCTCGGCAAGTTGTTGCGTGACCGAGGGTTGCAAGCAGAGATGAAGATGTCTCACGGTCCGTTTGTTGACAATCCGTGGTCAGTGCCTGAGTGTGTTGAGATTCCCGATGATGCGATTCATGTTTATCCTGAGATTGTTCAAGGTAATCCTTCGGGTTCGAATCGTGTCGTTTGGTGGTTATTGAATCATGAGGCGAAGGATGGGTTGCAGTTTGTTTGGCATCCGCATATCAACAAAAGTCCTGTGCTGAATGTGCCTTACCTGGAACCTGACATCTTCCATCCTGGTACTGGTGAGCGGTCTGGTGTGTTGGTTTGGATCGGTAAAGGTCAGATCGGTCATGTTCCTGATGGCGCAAAGTTGATCACGCACTCTTGGCCGTCAACACGCAAAGAACTTGCCGAAGTGTTGCGGTCGGCTGAATATCTGATCTCGTTCGATGCGTACACTGCGCTGGTCCATGAGGCAACTTTGTGCGGCTGTCCAGTTGTCATCATTGAGAACGATGGCTGGGATCTGTCACATCTGACTGCTGGACCGATGAAAGTGTTTGGTGCCGTGAACTGTGCATCGAAAGTTAGTGAAGCAAAAACTGAAGTCGGCAAGTCCTATCAGGCTTACCTTGACTACTTCCCGACAATGGCTGAACAGTTGGATTTGTTCGTCGAGCAGACGCAGGCGTTGTGATAACTGTTGTCGGGTTTGCGTGGGGTACCGCATACAAAGATGAGGTGCAAGGTTGGTGGGATTCTGTACAGGCTTTGAACCCACCGGCTGACGATGTCGTGATTGCTTATCATCCTGACGATGATTGCGGTGTCAAGGATTTGCCTTGTCGCCTAGTTGAGTGTCGGACTCGGACTTGTGATGCGATGTATCATGCGGCGATCGCAACAATCAAAGAAGGTTGGATTGCTGGTTATGCGATGGATGACAGATTGTATCCTGATGCGTTCACTTGTCTGCCATCGAACATTGATGACATCGCTGATGTGGTTGCGAACACAATTAAGTTCATGTCGACTGGCAATATAAACCCATCTGCACCTGAACGAATGGGAGTAGACAGATTCCACAACCATGTGATGGGAACATCTTGGTTCACTAAAGAGATCTGGGATAGAACTGGCGGATACCCAGATGTTTACTGGTCGGATTGGGCGTTCTGGTGGAAGTGTTGGGTGCATGGTGCGAGATGGTTTAAGCCTGCCGGTGTGCAAGTGTTGGTGAACGACATTCGAGCGAACCGCCTCTCATCTGACCCGCATGTTGACGCCGATCTTGAGATGCACAAGTTCATCGCCGAGTACACTCGACCTGACTCTGAAGTAAGATAAAGGAACTATGGCTATCACCAACGGCTATGCCACACGCAACCAAATCAAGGCTGCTCTTCGTATCGGCACAGCCGACACACAAGATGACGAACTAATAGACAACTGTGCCGGTGCAGCCAGTCGACTGATTGATGGTTATGCGAACCGACAGTTCTGGGCTTACGGTTCGGCAACGACACGAGTGTTTACCGCTGGTGATGAGTTTGTGTGCGAGATTGATGACATCTCATCAACTGCAATTACTCTCAAGACTTCGACACTTGCTGACGGTAACTTCGATGTGACATGGAGTCCAACAGACTGGCAACTAGAACCAGTAAACGGAATCTTGGACGGACTCACAGTTCCATACACACGCATCCGTGCAGTCGGCGACTATTTGTTCCCAACCTTGAATGCGAACTACGGCTCAGAAGCATTAGTGCAACTGACCGCCGTTTATGGTTGGCCGTCTGTGCCTGAACCGATCACACAAGCTGTCATCATTCAGGCTTCAAGAATCTTCAAGCGTTACGATTCACCGCTCGGCGTTGCCGGCTTTGGAGACTTGGGTGCGATACGAGTGACACGCGCACTCGACCCAGATGTCGCACAACTTGTCGAGCCATATCGCCGAATGCGAATGTTTGCATGAGCGCAACAGTCACCGAACTCAAAACAGGTTTGCAAACCCGTCTCGCAACAATCACGAACCTTCGCGCCTACGCACAACAACCCGACCAGGTCAACCCGTCGCTCGGCGGTATCGCCTGGCCGTCACTTGAATCGATCACCTATCACGGTGCAATGCGCAACGGACTCATCACCCATGTCTTCACGGTAAGTGTGATCGTGGGTCGCGCAGCCGAACGCACAGCACAGAACCTGATGGACACCTATCTGTCGTACGACAATGGAATCCGTGCAGCAATTGAAGCCGACCCGACACTCGGCGGATACGCACAAACCCTGATCGTGGAAGAAGCAACCAACATCTCAACCGTTGACGCGAACGACACAACCTACCTGACAGTCGACTTCCGTGTCGTGGTGTACGCTTAGACCATGGCAAAGTATCAAGTAGTCGAAGGCTTTACTGTTCTCGGTAAACAATATCCAGCCACTATTGATGGCAGTGAGATCGATCATCTAGACTCTCTACTGCAATCGGGTCGCATTGTTCCGGTGGCTGAAAAATCAACCTCGAAAGCCACAACGGCAGGAGAAAAATAATCATGGCAAAGTTAGTTCTTACACAAGCAAATGTGACACTCAACGGCACAGACATCACCAACAATGTTGCGGCAGTAACTCTGTCAACTTCAGCAGCCGAAGTACCAACAACAAACTTCGGTTCAGGTGGCGCAGTAACCCGCGTCTCAGGCTTAATCGACAACTCGGTGACGCTCTCGTTGCACAACGACTACAACGCCATTGACGGACTCATCTTGCCATTGATCGGCTCGACCGCTGTCACGATGATTGTCAAACCAGCAGGCACAGCCGCAGCAGGATCAGCAACACCTCACTACACCTTCTCTGTACTTTGCACAGAGTTCAGCCCAGTGAACGGTGCTGTCGGTGAATTGAACACAGCCGATGTCACTTGGCCAATCAGCGGAACAATCACCAAAACAATCGCATAGTTCTTAACAAAACAATCAGGAGGTAAGAATGAAAATTAATCTAGAAGTAACAACACTGGACGCTGTCACCACAAAAGTCACGGCACAGTTCGCAGACTTCATCGCCTTCGAAGGCGAGAAGAATCGTTCGGTCGCAAACTTCCAAACAGAACTACGCCTCACCGACCTTGCTTGGTTGGCATGGCATGCAACGAAACGCACGAAGAAGACTGCGATGAAGTTCGAGGAATGGATTGAGACAGTTGAGAGTGTGGAGGTTGGAACCGATTCTGCGGTGATCGTCCCTTTGGAGAATCATCAGCCCACTGGCTGATCGCATACTTGTCCTGCGAGACAGGTATCGCACCATCGGTGCTATTACAAGAATCGCCTAGAATGCTTTACACGATGGTCGGCTATCTGCGCTGGAAGAACATCAAATCAAATCCACCGCAAAGGATTAAGTGATGGCATTCTCAGCATTCCCAAATATGCCAGGTGATACAGGTGGCACTCTTGGTCGTGCCGGCACAGCATCAGTCGCAGGCAATACAGTTATCGTCAAAGACTTGTTTGAAACTTTGCGAAAGTTTTCAAAGGCTTCTCCAGAGTTCAACAAAGAGATGCGCAAGGTTGCCTACACAATCGCAAGAGACTTAGAAGGCAAGGTCAGGATTGAAGCAGCTTCAGTCAGTCGAGCCAGTCAAGCGGTACAGGTTGCCAAAGGATTACGAGCGAAGAATGACCGAATCCCAACCATCGGTTTGCGTGGCAAAGAATCATTCGTATCAAAGTCACGACCGAACAGTAAACGCAAAACTAAGGTGACTCGTGCCGATGTGTTCTTCGGTGCCGAGTTCGGTGGCGGTGCCAGACCAACCACGAAACAGTTCTTGAGGCATCGAGGTCAGTCGGGTTACTTCTTCTGGCCGACCGTGCGCAAGCGAAAGAATGAGATTGCCAAGGAATACCTCGATGGCTTGGACCGTGTAGTCAAGGAACTAGGCATCGGCTGATACTTGCATTCGGCTCAGGATTCGCTATCCTGAACCTAGGAGGTTCTGCACAATGTTTGAAGTCGTCGGTTT